CGTACATCGCTGTTGGGATCAAGTTAATGTACCTGATCTTGGTGGCAAAAAGTACTATTCGGGAGGTCCCCTGCGTATAATCCGTTGTAGGCTACCGAACCCAGAATTACAGGGCATCGGGGTCTACGAGGGTACCGATCTTCGCCCATATGGGGCTCTAGAAAGGTATACAGGTGGATTTGTACCAGCGAATTGGAGTGGCGGCAATACCATCATCGATTTTTTGGATGCTGGGAATGCCGGTCCATTTGACTCCTCCTATGAGGACGCAACGCAATATGGTGCCGACGCGTATGCTAAATTCGCGCCTAAAGTCCAGTCTTCTGATGCGATGCAATTCATGTTTGATGACGTGAAAGACCTACCGCAGCAGTTGAAGACCACTGCCAAAGGTTTCCACAACGTGTGGAAAGCGATGGGTGGTCACCCTACATTGTTCAAACCGAAGGAGGTTGCAAACCAATTTCTGAATGTTCAATTTGGGTGGATTCCGTTTATATCTGATGTTAAAAGCTTATATAAGACTTACAATAACATCGACAAGCTTGTCGGGCAACAGTTGCGCGACAACGGTCATTGGATCAAACGGAAGGGCACTATGTTTAATTCGAAGGTTACGAGCGACATTGAAACCGTCGCAGACTTTGCGGGGTTAGTTTACCCCCCTCTGAATGCAGGTTTTTATCGTTCCGAGTATCCTTACGTCACTTCCAACCGCTACAGTACAACTGAGCGGAAGGTGTGGTTTGAGGGTTCTTTCCGATATTGGATACCTTCGATGGCTGTAGATCATCAGTATTCGGACCCATATCATCGCATCCTTAATAAGGTGCGGCAGTATGGTATCCGAGTGAGCCCTACAGTCATTTGGGAACTGACTCCCTGGTCGTGGTTGGTCGACTGGTTTAGCAATGAGGGAAGTATAATAAATAACTTCACTCAGGCGACCTTAGATCAACTCGTTAATCGCTACGCTTATGTTATGTGCTATTCAAAGGTACATAACATCAATGACTCGTATATCCATTTAAAGAAAGGGACGGTTCATTGCTTTTGGGTTCAAGAGATTGAATCCAAGAGGCGTGCCGTGGCGAATCCGTTCGGATTTAGCCTGTCGGACACGGGTTTAAGTGTGCGACAATCTATGATTCTCACCGCCCTTGGGATAACCCATGGGTCTCATGGTGGGAACCATCCTTAGTCTGATTTATCAAAGCTCATTCAACTGACAACTGAATGGAGTCGATCAGGCTTAACGTCGATATTTCTATGGAGGTTAGCCCATGGCTTTGACAGATCCACAATCAATCACAATTTCCGATATGAATTCGGGAACTGCAATTTCGATGCCTCTGATTCAATCAGATGCAACGAAATCCGTTTATGCGAACTCTGATGGTACAGTTAAGTTTACTGTATCTCATCAGAGTTCGGCCGGACGGACGCGCCACTTGATGCGAATAGATATTCGCGTTGTAGCGGCAAATCCTCTTGACTCAAAGAATGAGTACAAGTCGGCCGGTATCTATATCGTTATTGATGAACCCGACTTCGGGTTTACCGATGCGAATTTAGACAATGCAGCAACAGGTGTATTTTCCCTGTTAGCGTCCGCTTTGAGACTTAAGGTTCTCGGTGGACAGCATTAAGTTGTCTACGAGTTCCCGGTCTCTCTGCTAAAAGCAGTTGCGAACGTGAGTGGTTGATAGGATCAATCGCCAACGTTGGCGATTTGCTAAGCCGTGGCTGGATGCTTTACCCCCTAGTTAGGAGGAGGCATGAAAAGCCACGTAAGTGACCTACTAGAACTGGCACAGCTGGTCTATACCGATGCCTGTGCTATGTGTGTTGTTAACGTTTCCGACATGTGCGATCTCCAGACCTTGGAGATGCGCGTCAAACGTGAAGGTGTGTCGTTTCTAACGATCACCCTACCTAACTTTGCGAAAGACTTTGAGAAAAGTCTCGAACAAGGTTATGTCGGCTCAACAGAGTTCGCTCTATGGTCAAAAGTCCGAGTTAAATCGGACAAAAGTCATAGGACGAAAGCTGGGTTCATCCCGAAGTTTTTATCAGGATTCACCAGTCGCATATTTGACAAGGAAACAGGGAGGCTTATAGATGTTAAACCGGCAATTACTGACGATTATTCTTCCTCCGTTATTGGCAGCCTTAGGCAAATTTGCCGAGCTTTCAATAAGCTGGAGTTGGAATGTGAACCCACGCGGGTTCAGTCAGCGATCGCGGGCTTCGTCTCTACGGAGCTCGAATTACTTGAGTTTCAGGTCGAAGATGCAGACCTCGATGTATTTCTTCGGGTATCTGCTATTTTGTGGGACAATTGTCTATCTGGCATTAAGCTGGATAGTCTCCAATTGTCGCATGGACCTGGCGCTACAGCTGATGGAATTTCTGGAAACCAGAAGTTTAATTGGCTGACATGGCATGAAAGGCTCGAACCGTACTTTCCTTTCCTCGGCACTGCTTATTCAATAAGTAGCTATGGGGACGGGGAGTTCGATAAGGTTACCTTTCTTAAACCGGAGCAGGAACTACCAGTGAAGGTAGTTACTGTTCCAAAAACTCAGGTTAGTCCACGGATTATTGCCATTGAACCTTGCTGTGTACAATATGCACAACAAGGAATTCGCTCTGAGCTCTATGCCCGGATCGAATCTTCGAAATTCTCTGCTGGTCACGTGAATTTTCGTGATCAATCAGTGAATCAGATGATGGCACTTAAGTCGTCTTTCGATAGGTCACTCGCAACGATTGACCTTTCCGAGGCTTCTGATCGTGTTCCACGATCATTAGCGCTTCACTTGTTCTCTGGTAACCCTGATCTCAGGGATGCCATTGACTCGTGTCGATCGACGAGCGCGAAACTTCCAGATGGGGAGATCATATCTCCATTGCTGAAGTTTGCGTCCATGGGTAGTGCTCTATGTTTTCCAGTCGAGTCGATGTACTTCTACACACTGTGTGTAGCGGCTCGCATTGGGATACATAACCTTCCGATCACAGCTGCTAACGTATTCAATGTTAGCCGATCTGTGTATGTTTACGGAGACGACCTAGTCGTTCCCGCAAATGAAACAACCGCGATTATCGATCACCTACAAAAGTACAATTGTAAGGTGAATAGATCGAAGACATTTTATTCCGGGTTTTTCCGGGAGTCTTGTGGTCTAGACGCATATCGAGGGGATGTGGTAACACCCACGTACTTTCGAAAGATGCGTCCTGATAGTCGGCAGCAAGCTGACAGGATAGTCTCCTGGGTCCAAACAGCAAATCTCTTCTACAAGAAGGGGTACTGGAGGACTTGCTCATACATGTTTGAAGTGTGTGAGCGATACTTAGGGCCTTTGCCTTTTGTATCGGATGATAGTCCTGGGCTTGGACGTAACTCATTCCAGCAGCATCGTTCCTTTGAAAGATGGAACGATGACCTCATGCGTTTTGAAGTACTCGCATGGGTTGCGGAGCCAGTTTACTGCACTAGTAAACTGGATGGTTACGGTGCTCTTCAGAAGAGCTTTATGACGATTCGAGGGAGTGATATCTTCCGAGAAGGTCATGATCCTCTCCACCTGGAGAGATCTGCACTACACGGCGTAGTCACACTGAAACGTCGATGGGTCCCAGCCTAATAAACTGGGTATAGAGCTCAATGCTCAAGGGGAGATTACTCGCTAGCCTTCCTCGGCGCGGGTCCTGTTGCAGGACCCGGGCATTAAGG